CCCGCTATCGTACCGTTAATGCGACAGCGGGACTATACTACCCAAACCAAGACTGATTACGTTTATAAGAATAGCACACAGCCGACCTACTTTTTTAAGGAGGCTGTTTTTTCATACAGCAAAAGCCGTTATCCATGCCCGGCATTCATCTAATCAGCAGCATAAAAACCTATTGAAGACCAGACTTCATATAGGAAAACTTTTTAAAGCATAACCATAAATTATAAAAACGAACTCCCCCTCTTACAAAATTCTGTAAAATGGGGAGTTCGTTTCCTAACTAATTGGTGACCCAAGGGCGTTTGTGTAGATTGCCACTTATTCTGCATTTCAAAATCCCAATTACCGCCCTGAAAAAAAATCTATGTAAAAAAGCCCCCGGCAGGGGGCTTTTCCATCCAAGACGGCGTGCTTACTACACGCTTAATAGACTCATCGGCTCTTGGATGTAAACAGTACATTATGTCTGTACTTTTATTATACACATTTGTCAAGGTTGATGCAAAGAATAATGATTAGGTATATCTCTCAATGAAACATTATCAAATTTATAAGAGCAGTATATTCTATTTGCTAAAACATCGCATGCTTGAATCATGTAATCACATTTAGAATCGCAATACTTAACCTCAACTTCTACAGTCGCATTAAATAAAGGGGGATGAAGATGCCCGTAATTATAATTTGATATTCCACTTTGTAATTCCTCTTTAACTGATGCTCTCAAACCATAAATCCCATCAGTTGCGGTTAGTTGTTCATCTACGGCTATATGTATAAAAATATCACTATCTGCAGAGATTTCCCCGGATCTAATTATGCGCTCGATTTCCTTTTTGACCAGCATTTTAAGAATATAGTCTTTGTATCTACAAATTGACTTTCCCGAGCATAATATTCTTTCATATACTCTTGGTATATGAACTTCGACAGATAAGCTCCTTTCGGATCGAAGAACATTATATAACGCTCTTCTGTGTTTTTTACCAAGAGCTGCTGCCTTTAATTCATCTGTGCATTGCAATTCTTTTTTTATTTTTATTAGTAAGGATTTATATTTTCGTTTTGCATTATCTAACTGATTTCTTGATGTAAATACAAATCCAGCGTATACAAAATACCCTACGCTATTCGTCGCATGAAGAATTCCGGAATCATCAAAAAAGAAATATAAATGTTGCAATATATTCCCCTCCGCTCTCGCTCTATGCATAATATTATATCATCAAATGCAATAAAAAAGAGGGCGGTTTCCCGCCCCGTTTTGTAGATACCGGATCACCTCCGGGAGATTGCCGCTCCCACGGCTACTACTGTTGTCATTATCCATAGATTTCTTTGCCGAGTTTTAATTCTGATTTTTCGTTCCGCCTCTTTCTCGTACTCGTTCAAGTATTGATTGGCTCTCTCTAATGAGTTCTGCGTCTGTTCGTTCAATGCTTGAGATTTCTTGATTTGCTCGTTTGCTATTTTCAACTGCTCCTGCGCTTCGTTCAGTTGCTTCGCTTGCTTGTCTAAGAGTATCGACTTGTCCTTGCTGTGCTGTTCGAGCGTTGTCAAGTTCATTTCTAACTGTGTCAGCTCCGGTTCGGAGATTTGATACATCACCTCTGCCTGCACAGACGAACCAACCAATGACGGCAACAAGAATAATCCCGCCGATAATAAACATATAGTAAGCCTGTTTTTTATCATACATTTTCCACCTCACCCTTTATCAGCTGTGTAATTACTAGTTAAATATGCGTCCGGTGTAGTGCCTTTGAATGCGTACCCGTTAGTAACTACCGGCGATATGTATATCTGCATGCCGCCCTGCGGATATCCTTTGCCGTTATATGTTTCGCATTTAAGCACCGCTCCAACTTTAACCGAAAAGACGCCTGATTGTCTGGCTCCTATGGAACCAACAATACGGCTTGACGTTTCTGATTGTGCTATCGTTACAGCGTTTAATACAACACGATTGACTGACGTATTCCCACCTGACGTTGCATACTGATATACCTTACTGACGGCTAATATCGTACAATCCTTTTTCGCAATAAAGTCGGTCTCGTTGACAATATCAAAATACTCATCAAAGTCTGCTGATTTATATTTAGTGACCATTTTACAAAAATGAATATTATCTTTACGGCTCGTTTCTGCTTCGTACCCTTGATAAACCAAGTGTAATACAAGTTTTGTGGACTGTTCGTACGCCCGTATCGCTTGATTCACGGCTGCGTCTAAAATTTCTTGCGTGACAGAGTTAGCACCAATCAATTCTACAATACGTTCTTCTGTGATGAGCTCCGACTTCCGGGCGTACGGCGTTAAATCAACGGTAGCGTCATGCCCTTCCTTGCCCGGGTCTCCCTTATCTCCTTTCACACCTCTTTCACCTTTAGCTCCTTGCAGGCTTTTCAGCCATTCTGCCACCGTGCCGTTAAATCCGTTGTCAACTGCTATCTCATATGCAGATTTTCCGTCTTTGCCTGCGCCACCTCCCCCTCCGTTCGGGATTGTTAATGACGCCTTTAACTCCTCCGGAGTTGTTATAATAACATTTATACTATCATCGTTATCTATAACAACACCAGATAATACGCCCATAGGTGATAATTCGGCGGTCAAATCTTTTTTACCGGAGATAGTACCGTGCAGGGATTCCGTGGCTGCAAGTTTTGCGTCTAGCTCATTAATCAAAATTAACTTCATCCTCAATTCTGAACCGGTGCGGAGTGATAATCGTACAGACATCTCCGGCAACGGTAGTTAGCTGTACATCATATACATAATCTCCGTAATCAAGATTTTTAGTATCTGCCGGACTAATCGTAATAACTCCGTTCACCGCCGTTTTCTGTAACACCTTTGCCTTATCGGTGGTTGATTTCTTGACTGTTAAAACAACTCTATCTTTCGTGCTGTCATAAGCGGCGCTTCCTGCAGATGTGATATTCAGTGATATTTTCGCCGTATCGCCTCTGGTTAAAAATATATTCTGGTTCGATATCGTAAGCATTTTACACCCCGTTCTCTAAATACCACTGCGCTTTCCCGCGGATGATGTCCCCGCCGGTGCCGATTTCATCTTGATCGCAGAGCTGCTCTAAATCCCAGCGACAGTCAGGCTCTCCGCTGTACAGTCCGTAGCCGTCGTCATTAGCAGCTTCTCCGTGTGTCATGAAATGCTCCCGGTCGATTGGGTTATCGAAAACCTCAGCTATAACCGCGAACATCTTCGCCAGCGTTTCAATTTGTGCTTCCGTCGGCGGATATTCTCCTAAATCTCCAGGGCGGGCATTATAACAGCAGCACAGAGCAATTGCAATGCTTCCTGTGTTCCTGTGATATGTTGCCCGCGGTACTTCGTCAATCGGTCTTGTGTAGATGATTTCACCGTCGCCATCAACGTTAAAATGATAATCGTTAAATGTCGTGAAATACCGTCCTGCGGACCAGTGTCCGTAAGTCGTAGCCGGCCACGGGAATTGATAAAAATAATCCCGTTTATTTTTGAGTTCCTGCCGAAATTCCTCTATCGTCATCTCTGCGCACTTCCTTTCTTGTTTCTTTTTTTATTTCTTTTTCTGCGGCGTCCGGCCGTCCGTCGCGGTTTTTGTCTACACAAAAAACACTCACAAAAGTAAAAGCACCGACTACTGCCGGTGCCGTAAACTCTTTGAAAAAATTGATGAGTAGCGTTGTATTCGCTACTCCTGTTCGTATAAAATCATGTACCCACGCCGCGATCACCATTAGAAATAAAACGATAAGTCCAGCGCCGTACACGTAGACGATCTGCATCGATGTCCGTACTCGACCTTTCATTTTTGGCGCGTACCGTACCGCGGTGTTCCATATTTTTCTAAACATATCACAGCACCTTTCCGATTAATGCAATGACAACAGATACG